ATGATTACTGTTCCTCCACGTTCTATAACCGTATCAACTGCTGCTTTTAAATGTTCTAAATCAAATTTTCTTGTCTTTTTATTAATTCTGCCTGGTTCTCCATACGTACATTCCATAATAGTTACTTTATTAAAAGTATCTGGGATTTCAGTATTTGGAACATAATGATTTTTTGTATTAAGGGATCCAATGTCAGAAGTGTATAATATAGAATTTGATACACCATTTTGATCTTTAAGAATTAATTGAAGCTGTCTAGCTCCGAGACAATGGCTATTTTCAAACCATTTAAAAGAAACTATTTCATCAAGAACATATAATTCATGTACATTATCATATTCATATATATAATTTAAAGTTGCAGCTACATCTTCTTCTGTGTAAATAGGAGAGTAGTTACGTTTATATTTAAATGATAAAGCATTTGCTTCACTCAACAATATAAAAGCACAATTATATAATAATGGCTTCATTAATTGAGCAGTTGCATGTGAAGCGATAATTTTTCCATTAAAACCTTCTTTTATTAACCTTGGAAGTAAACCAATATGATCAACATGTGTATGTCCTACAAAAACATAGTCGATCTCTGAAGGTTTAAATGGAAATTTCTGAGAATTGATATTATATGAATCCAGATAATTATTGTTTTGAAATAATCCGCATTCAAGTAATATTTTTTTTCCATTATATTTTATATAAGTGCAGCTACCTGTAACATCGTCAGCATTTTGACCTATAAAGTAAATGCCATCTTCTTTTTTCTTCCTGCCTATGTCAAACACCAACTTTCAAATTATTTTACTGCTTAAAATCGAAAATCTTTATCTCTCGGTTTTACAGTAAGAAAATCGGTTTGATTGATTGATTCTCTGTATCTGTTTAACATCTCGACACTACGAACATGCTCTACAAGAAAATAGCTTTTTGCTTTACTTTTATGGTGTTTATTACGTACACGCACATCAAAAGCTCTTCCATGATTACGTAAGTATTCTGCTTCTTTTTGACTGATATTAACCAATTAAGTTTCCTCACTTTTATTTATTTGTAGACTCAAAGGCTCATTATCTGTTGCAATCAGAGACAAAAACCTTTAATAAACCCAATCAAAGTGCAAGCACTTTCCATGGTAAAACTTATCTACTTGTTTTATGGAATTTTGATTTAATTTGTCAACCTCATGGGAGAAGAAGGACTCGAACCTTCGATGTTTCTTTGTGGGGGATTTACAGTCCCTTGCCTTCGCCGCTAGGCTACTCTCCCTTGTGTTAAGATGGGCAGCTACCCTTATCGAATATATAACCATAAGTGGAGGTCATATATTCTGTTGGAACCTTAACTTTCCATATAATTTTCGGTAAAATTATTAAAAAACTTAGCCGCGTCTCGTCCTGACTAAATCCCGCCAGATTTTTTCGCTACAAGGTATCTGGAACTTACCTAACACGCCCCCAAAGACTTGAACTCTGACTAACCGGGTTGGAGCCGGTTGTACTACCAATTATACGAAAGGCGCAAATAAAGGTGACTAATGGGATTCGAACCCATATAAGGCGGAACCACAATCCGCTGCATTGCCAAGTCTGCCATAGTCACAACGCTGCACACAGGATTCGAACCTGCAAGCCCTTTCGGACCAACGGTTTTCAAGACCGCTTCCTCACCAACCCGGACATGCAGCAAAATAAAAGGCAGGAGAGTAATCCTGCCTTTCAACCGGAATCAATCCGGTTATCTTTATATTCATGATATGCTACAATCACATAACCAAGAGTTACATGGTAGGATTTTCACCTACGAATTCCCACAGGAGGTGGGCTGTAATCTACATATCTTGTAACGCAAAGCAGAGTAATCGAAACTCAATCCTGTCGGATCACATGACTTAGCAGGTCAGTTCCACACCTAGTGAATTTACTTTGCAAAATAACGACTCTACCGGGGTTCGAACCCGGAATCTTCTGATAGACAGTCAGACGGAATAGCCGTTATCCTATAGAGTCAAATTGACTACGTTCTTTTTCGTTTTCACTTTCAGGTACAGGTGCAGACTTCCCGAATAAATCCCCGCTTTACGCCTCTTCTTGCATACCTGATATAACAAGCGTCTTGGGAAATGTCACAAATTAATTGTAAACTTAGAGATGGAGGAGAGGATAATCTGTCCTCTCCATAAAAAAGAACACCAATTCAAAAGACTAAATTTTAAAATCCAAAACTTTTGAGAGTATCCCCATAACTCCCAAATACTACTTCTGGGACTCGAACCCAGACTCCATTATTGGAAGCAGATCTTAAGTCTGCTGCGCCTGCCAATTACGCCAAAGTAGCAAAAAATGTCCGGTACGGGATTTGAACCCATGTTACCGCCTTGAAAGGGCAGTGTCCTATACCGCTAGACTAACCGGACTTATCAGGGAAGCAGAGGTGCTGCCCCTCTTTTTATTTTATTACTTACTAAAACACAATTATCCGCGGCTCGTGTTCTTTCAGACCTATTCAAAAAATGCCGCATTTCTATCATAAGTAGCCTCGTATTGGCACTTCCCATATATTTAAGCTGGAAAAGCAGGAGTTGAACCTACATTTGATTCGCGAGATCATGTTTTGCCAGTTAAACTATTTTCCAATATTTTTTATTTATGCTGAGATTACACATAAATATAGAAGCTCTTTCGAAACATTATGGTTTCTTTTCTTATCCACTATACGCCGCTTCGCGCACATATAGTAAGCTTCAACAACCGCCTTGTTTAAGAGTGGCACTTCTCTTTAGCCGCATAACTACTCTGTTGTCATCATTCCATTGACGCTGCCGCGCCACAAAGTTCCGCTAAGAACACTGTGCAGAATCGGACAAACATATCAGAGTCTTGCGAGACTCATCAATGACCATATTGCATAAAATATACTATGGTATTAGGCTGCTTTCGTTATGCAGAGGTGTAGACTTTCGCTGTATAATATAATATTCTACTTTGTAGTTTCTATTAAATCTTTTAACCTTTTAAAATTCAATAAGTATAAGTAATTATTATCTGAAAAGTCTTCTCTACTGAAGATGTGCTACACCAGACGCTCCGATCCCTTTTGAGGATAAGAATACATCACACCTTCATATCGTTCGGTTATTATCCCTACTAAATGTCCATACAAGCTAATTTGGCACATACCAATTCACTTATACAAATGGCTATCACCTTTGCTTAATAAATGCTCAGATTGAATAACCTCCTGATTCACCATCATATCTTCACAGTTTGCATGAACTATCCAGTTTGCGGCCAGAAAGTGTTCCTCAGCAGTCGCCCTTGGACCACCTTATCGTTCCCTGTTTCATGATACTATTTCCGCATAGGATTTAATCTTTTCACTTACCTATACGAAACGAGACCTTTTGAGTCTCTGGCATGTCAGTTTTGCTTAGATTGACTGCAATATAATTGCTTATACCGCAGCGACAGTGTGTAAATCTGCCTTTATACGCCTCACAGCGCACTATCGGAGCCAAGCCTCCATAATGTAATTAATTAAACAGAAAGGGTTGGCATATACATTTGTATATGACAAATAGCGGGAGATGGATTCGAACCATCGTCTCTAGGGTATGAACCTAGCAAGGATCCACTCCTCTATCCCGCAGTTGGAATGACACGATTTGAACGTGCGATGTCCTGGTCCCAAACCAGGCGGATTGCCAAACTATCCTACATTCCAATAATATCAAAAGATTTAATTACGTTTTCAAATAAATAATCATTTTCATACCGTATATTTTTTACCTGCTTATTTTTAGGTGGATCTATTCTTATAGTAATCATATTCACCGGAGTTTCAGGCGCCTCTATTAAAAAGGATTTATTTGTTTCAATGTTATAACAAAAGAAATAATCAATATCGTTTTTAGTATATTTAGCCTTACTTCCATTTTTTCTATGCAAGGAAGATGATGTAACATCAAAAGTAACAGTTCCATTTTCTGCTTTTGAAATAGAAGTTTTCACTTGAATTTTATTTAATTTTCCGTTAAATTCTGCAATTAAATCGTATTTTTCATTATCGCCAAAAGGTATTGCTATAGGGATACCGTGTTTGACAAATAATGATATGGCCATCGCCTCACCTATGTTTCCATACCTTTTAGTATTTACCATAATTATAAATAGTTGGGACAGAATTTATTCTGCCCCAATCTTTTATTTACGCATTAACAGCGTCTTTAATTGCCTTACCAAATTTGCATTTTACTGCGTTCTTTGCATCGACCTCAACAGATTCACCTGTTCTTGGGTTACGTGCAATACGTGCATCTTTATGTACAACAGAAAGAGTAACACCATCCATCAGTTTTACCTCGTCGCCTTCAACCAGCGCACCATATGTTACGTCCTGCACAGCTTCCATAATTACTTTAATATCTTTCTGTGTATTATTTGTTGCTTCTGCAACGGCCTTAATTAATTCAACTTTATTCATTGTTAGTTCTCCTTTTTCTCATAAAAATAATAGTTATATAAAGCAAAAGCAGTGTACTGACCAGCACACTGCCTTGAATTATCAATATTTAATTTTCAATTATTCGCTGAAAATGTTTGATGCAATTTCAGCTCCAAGATCGTCTAAAGTACAGAAGGAATTGATATATGATACCATTTCATTACCGTCTTTATCTTCGCGCTTGATTTCAATCCCTTTACATTCAGGATTTTTACAAGCCATAACATTACCATGTATATATGTCATTGGGGTACCACATGCTTTACACTTATGTTTGCTAAGAAATCTTTCCTGTTGTTCTTTTAATTTCTTCTTATCAGAAGTTTTCTTTGTCACGGGCTTCATTCCCCATGCAGTTCTCATTTCTTCAAGTGATGTAAAGTGTTCTGTTGTCCCTTTGGACATTCTATAATTACTCATGATCTTTCTCCTTGTAGTCAAATATATTTGATTTTTTTAGCCGTGTATTTAACGCCCACGGCAGGCTACTACACAAAAAAAAAAATTCGAATCCCATATTTAAACACGCATTGGAGACAGCGCGGAGAGTTTCGCTTTTCTTCAAACAGCTGTCTGCATACATGTACACATATCCTGCGCAAAATATGTGCCTGAAGATGCAACGAAGCGAAAAGTTATTCCCCTCATATACCACATGAATTTGCATTTGTGATTTTTGTTATTTTTAAAGGGTTTTATGCCGATTTTTTTTCAGATATTCTGCAATTTTTGGCGAAATTTTGTAAGAAAGCCTCTCTATTCATTCTGTATAATAAATTAAGAAGATTTCTTGTATAGCGCGAATAATCCTTTTTTCTTCCCCTATTACTTGTATTAAGAGCAATTTCAATCAATCTACTCATGGTTTTTGGATTTGTAATTTTCATTTTTCTTAATTCCGCTAAAATCTGATCGAATCTCTCGGTATATGCAAGAATTTCATCATCAGACATATTATCTTTACTTAAAAGTTCAAGTTCTTTTGCATATCCTAAAATTTTATCCATCTGTCTAGCATTTGCTTTGCCATTTACTTTTACGATAAAATTTTTAGTAGGAATAGTATTGGTGGAACGTATTGGCTTAATATCATCCATAACAATCTGTAAGCTATTCATTGGACATATATAAAAAGAAGAAATTCTTCCAGATAATTTTTCTTTCTGTTGATTAACCAATTCTCTTTCTACCTCTTTACCGTTCTTTGTGTACTGAATTTTACGCGTATATCTCATGAATTCTGGAAAATCCCTGCGAACCTGTTTCTTGTTTCCTAACTCATCTTCAATTTCCTCTAACTGTTGCATGCAAGGAAGCTTTTTAATACGTTTTATTTCTTCTATAGCATCTACTTCGTACTCACGTTTACATCCGTCAATAATAACCTGAGCCAGTACCGAAAGAATAACAAAGTTGTCATACAACTCACGGCTTGGATTAGTCCAATAATAAGTCATTGCAAGCTGTGCGAGATTACTAGATTCCCCAATCCCAATACGTGATTTAGAGAATTTATTATCCATACGAGCGTATTCTTTCATTGTATTCTTATATGTAAGGCCACTTTCTTTGAGTTTATTAACAATAGTAGGATACTGTTCATATGCAGCCTTAGCACTTTTAACCATTACTTCATTATTTGTCACAAAAAAGAAATCTGAATCAAAGTCACAACCGTTTGCACGATCCTGAATATCTGTATGAATACAATTCACTGCCATAATGTTATTACTGAATACAAAATATCGCTGCATTTCGTCACTATATGTGTTATGTAAATAACAAATGTTATTTGGACTGTTATGTGGATTTCTAATACCACAAAGATATTCTCCGTCCTGAAAACGTTTTGTATAGCACTGAATAGTTCCTAGCTCTACATTAATCGTAGGATCTGTTTCCGGATCTTCTCCGACCGACTTAAGTAGGAGAGCATAAGGATTGCCAAATATTGTAAGATTATCTCCGTCGATAGTGATTTTTCCAGTTCGTAATCGATTTACATATGATCCCATAACTTGACATTTTTCATATCTGAACCATGTACTATTTCCAAAATCCTCATTCCAATCATATAAATCTGCCAACATTTCATAATGATTAATTATCGTAGCATTCTTCCTGAGATATTGAACATAAAGACTGTTATCATCTTTCATACCTTCTACATAATCTACGCTGGTTCTTGCTAGTTTCCGAACATCATCGGTAGAGCATGGAGATGGAATCTCTATATTATAGGAAGGAAGAGTATTAACCATCTGATAACTCATCTGCTGTACGCTGCCTAATTTACTTGGATGATCAGTTTTTACTATCCCCCAGTAAGAACCAGTCTCATTGACACGATCACACCAATACTGATAAGCTTCTGCAGGTGTATTACCCATCAGATTCATGAATTTCTTCCATTTAATAGCATTATCAGTTGTAATCATGCGAATATCCTTGAGCTTATGACAAACTCCGAACATATCCTGTACTTCATAAGTTTCATAATCATGTCCAGTTTTTTCACACCAATCCTTAAAAAATAACTGAATATGAGTACGAATTCCGCATGCCTTAAAGAAATGCTGTCTTAAAAGAGCCATGCCATTAACCCATTCCGGCAAAATATCAGATTCAATTAGCATTTCTCCGTCCCAGAGAGTATTTTTTACCTCGGTTTCTTCATCATGAACGACACATTTCTTTTTTATAACATTTACTCGTTTATATCTTTTAGTATATTTCGGAGTAACACCGTCTTTTAAAAATTTTCCTTCAGCAATAGCTCTTTGCTTTGCAATTTCTGTAGCAGTTTCATCCAAAACTTTTTCCTGAACTACATAATCCTCAGCTTTTACGATCTTGGCTATTGTCTTGTAGAAACTATCCGTATCTTTAATAATAAGAATGGCTTCTACAGGACAATAGAACTTTCCAACTATTGTACTGGTTGTAAGAGGAGCATATGCCGACATCTCTACAATCTTAGCATTTTCCATCGGCATTTTCTTTCCAAGACCCATCGTCAGCCAGTTATATGCTTTTTTATAAAGCTTTGAGTTAATAAACATCACCTGTCCGACTTTTGCCTTAGAAGAGTTGCGGTATAGCATTTTATAATTAATAACAGTCTTTTTTTCACCTTCTTTCTTTGTATATGAAGAAATGTATTCAACATTTATACCGTTTTCATAGAATATTTCCCGGATTTCATCTTTGGAACATTTCATATAATTGTCTTTATTATCAATCACATTTCGAAATATTGCTCGAATACGTTCCTTGGATTCCTCAGATAAAGATTTATCATGTTCAAATGGTCCAAACTGCTTTAGCAAGTGATCCATTTCTTCCTCGTAACTACGACTCCCAAAATCAAAATCAAGACAAATAATGTCTCGTGTACTGGTATCATTCCAAACATTAAGTCCATTCTGTATAATATAATCACTGAATAGACTGTTACTGAACATTGCTTCAGTATAATCGTACCGGTTTCTGACTCCCTGGTTATATCCAAAGAGAGTACCGGCCTTTATATTTTTTATTTTTAATCCGAATTCAGACAAATGATATTTCTCCTTCCTCTATGTTGTATTGCATCAATAACATTTCCAATAGTAGGATATGGTTTTGTATATTTCTGCATAATAGTAATCCTTTCGTATTTTATTTAAATTATAGGATTTAGATTTCTAGTACTGACTGTTCCATAATTATTATTAGAAATTGCAGGTATACAGATAGAAGTTGTTTCAGATTCTACAATTCTACGTTTCATTTTTATAAGTTTCTTCTCTTTTTTATTTAATTCTTTATATTCTCTCTTCAAATTACAATACTCCTGCTGTAACTTAGTTTTTTGGAAGAAATTTTTACTATTTTTTAATTCTGACTTTAATTTAGAGATTCGTTTACGAATTTGTTTCACAGTCGATCCGTTTATATCTTTTACTTTTTTCTGATACCTAAATTCATAATACTTACGTAATTCAGAAGAAAAACAATTCATCAGATCAGACCATTTTGCTAATTCAATCTCTTCAATATCAACAGACTTAGCATAATCAATAATATCCTTTACAAACTCTAATGTAAGAATAAATGTTTCATATTTTAAAGTGCTTTTAAACATACGAAATTCAATGGTATCCTTATGCTGTAAATTCAATGCAGCACGTTTACCTTTATCCTTATACTTACCATACAGTTCAACTATTGAATCTTCATTTTGCTTTTCACCGGCAAATTCACTATAGTCATTGTCGCGCCTTGCAATCACACAAATTTCATCATTAAATTTTTCAAGAATATAAAGGATCTTAGATATAACTAACTCTTGTGATATTCTTGATTTCCCTAAATAGCTACGATTCGCATGAATATGTAATCCGGCAGTTTCACAATCATGACCTTTATATCCTTCTTTATCAAGATATTCGAACATTTCACGGTAGTTCATTTTGTTCTTATGAAATTCCAAACTGCATGGCATAGTGTCAAATTCAATCTGTACAGTGCTATCATGTGTACTGTAAATAAGATTTTCTTCATCACTATCAGATCCATTCATAATCTGAATACATTTTTTTACTGTGGAATTTTTGTCATTATCAGAAGAGATATTATTATTTCCACCTACTTCAATCTCTGCTCCGAGCAGGAGAGTAGTATCTTCTGATTCTCCAGGCATAAAATGTTTTATGTATTTTGGGACATAATTAAATTGATGAATGTAAGTTTTGGATCGGCTTGAGACAAAACTACGAAAGTATCCTCTCTCAAATTCATAACTATTAGAAGATGCCCTTACATTATCTATCAGCCTATTAAAATTGTTAATATTGTTAATATTAAGTTCCTCTTCAAAAGTAGATGTTACTTCAGACCTACGACCTCTTTGCGTAGATGATGGTTCAAGGTGACACAAACGCATAGCACAAAGTATGGTTCCATCACAGTTATATACATATGCTTTATTGCACGTAGTATCGTATAAGATTCTGCCATGAATACAATTGCTGTTTCTACTTTGTTCTGCCAATACACTATTAAGTAATTCAAAATCATTCCCGCCATATTCACGTCTATTCATATTTTCGAGTTTTGTTATTATTTGACGTCTATGTAAATTTGTGTCACATTCATGATAGATATTGCTATGTAATTTTAATGCATCATTAATAATTTCAGCGTAATCATGAGGAAGATAATATGTATTATATTCATTATCAACAATATAACAGGCATCACCTCTATATCCTAAATGAGTATAATTAATAATTTTCCCATTTACTGAATATGGATAATGTAAATTTAAATCGAATGTTTGCCATCTATTTTTAAATCTTATGATTGGTAAATAACTCATATTTTTAATAGGTAAGAGCACCGGCAGGCACTCTTACCATTCCCTCCTTATCTTAAAGTACACGTTTCCAGTATTCTTCGTCTTCATATTCTTCATCAGTCATACGTAATAAATGCATTTCCTGCATAAGCTGTGTAAAATCAGATTCGAAAAGTTTTACTGCTAGGTCATATAATTCATCAAGCATATTAAGTACTTTTTCAATAAAATCAAGAATAGAATAGCATTTTCTATGTCCTGGTTCTGCATTATAATTTTTCATGCGGATCTTAACATTTTTATGATAAATCTCGTCAAACCTTGCGTATAAGTAAGACCATCGACTCTGGGCCAGCTCTGGGGATCGTCGTCTCATTACTCTGTTCAGCATCATACGTTTTGTTGGAGCCGGTACATTTCTGGAAATAGCATTAATGACATCCTGTTTTTCAGCTATTGTCTGAGTCAGCCTGCCACAACGATTATTTAAATGTACAATTTCTTTCTCCCTTTCTTCAATAATTTTCTGAGCAGCAATAAGACCACGAGCCACGATCTCTGCCGGAGTCATATTTTCCTGATTACGGATGTAAGCACCATTCTTACGGATAGACGGGAGTACTTCAGAAGTAACCCAGTGTTTGAACTCTTTTGCTGATGGAAGCTTGCTGCTGAGGATGAGAGAGTAGAGACCGGATTCATTAATAATGGTCATCTGCTGGGTTCCTCCAAGGGTGTCCCATTTCGTTACCCCCTTGTCTTCTGCATCAACATGTACTAAAACAGCTTTCCTTGCATTACTATATCCCAGAGCTTCCGCTACATCTTTTCCTACGAACCACGGCTCACCGTCAATCTCAACAGTTCTCAGTTCTCCAAACTCTGGATGAACTAGATTCTTGAAAACTGTCATCTCTGGGGCAGCAGTGGTAGTAGTAGAAGAAGATGTAGAAGAGTTATTTTTGTTCTGCATATAATCAAACATTGAAATCTGCTTATTATCATCCACCGGAGTATTCATCCCTGGGATAGGATCCATACCAAGTGCTGTTCTCATTGTTGGGTCTGTAAGAACTTCTTCTGGTACGTCTTCAAATTTGGAATCTGGTTTTGTGTTTGTTGTATAAGTACTCATTTTGTTTTCTCCTTTATTGTTTAATTAAATTTGTTATCATCATTTTGATCATATTTAATTTCTTCATCATCATATTCATCAGTATCAGATGCAGCACATAAAGCCCAACATCCAATACCGGTTAATACAAATAAAAGAATACATATAAGTATTACCATGATTTATCCCCCTATTGTGGTATATTACATATTGAAATTTCTTTTTCTCCTATAATATTGAAGAAATCAGGTTCATTATGAGTTTCTTCCAGCCAAGTTTTAATTACCCCCGTCAAACGTTCGGAAAGATCAGCCAATTGTTCGGTAGTATAAGCTGTTCTACTATCTAGCCAGTCATCTACAAGATCACCAACGTTTGCCTCTGCTTCCTCCCAGACAACTTCAAGAACTCTTTCTGCATCAACAGAGATTTCATATGGTCTAAGTTCCTGAATTGTAATTGATTTGATTTTTACATTTTCTTCTGCAAAGTAGTCTTGAGCATCTGCAATGCATTCTTCTATGGAGTCAAATGCTGTAGCAGAAGTGTAATCAC